CAATGCTTCATTTATTTAAAGCAGCAAACTATACAATTGAAAAAGATGTTGTTTCGGCAAACACATCAGTAGTTTATTTTCCAATTAAATCAGGTCATCTAAGATCTGAAAAAGATGTAACATTATTTGAAAAAATTGCTCTTGCTGCAACTGCTCAAAAGTATTGGTCTGACAATGGTGTTTCTGTAACACTGTCATTCGATAAGGAAACAGAGTCAAAGCATGTTGCTCCAGCACTTCATATGTATGAGGGTCAATTAAAGGCAGTCTCATTTTTGCCAATGGGAAATACTGTTTATCCACAGCAGCCATATACTCAGATTACTGAAGAGCAGTATGAGTCATATATTGGTAAGTTAAAGCATATTGACTTTGGCGCTATTTATGATGGGGTAGATAATCTAGAAGCACAGGGTGAAGCGTATTGCACAACAGATTATTGTGAGATAAAAGTTAGTTAAAATGAATCATTATTTTAAAATTATAAATAATTTTTTAAAAAAAAATGAACTTGAGGAAATTTATAAAGATTTAACAAATCCCAGCATTATTTTTGATCAACATCAAAATCTTTTAATTCTTGGATATAATGAATTTTTAAATGACTCTGTTAGAATTATCTTATCTGAGCGTTCAAAACAAATTTATGATTTAATTGAAAAAGATACTAATTTAAAATTAGAAGATTTTAATAAAAATAAAATACATATAGAAAAATTTATTTCTGGTTTTGGATTTGAAAACAAATATGAACCAGGCAAAGAAAATTCTTTTGGAATACTTTGTTTTATTAATGATTTTCCAGAAATGAAAAGTTTAAAGTTTGGAGATATACCTATTGATAATTTAAAGGCTGGAGATTTGATTATTTATCCAGAAATACAAGATTATACTAGAAATATGAATATAGTTGATAAAGATTTTTATGCAATGATTCAGTGGTTTACCCCCAAAGTATGATAAAATAGACTTATAATGTCTAATCCATCAAACCTGTATGCAGAAAAAGTGTTTTCTGAACACCCAATTGCTTTGTGGGCTTTAGATGATACAGCAGATTATGTTTCTTTGATTTCTGAAGAACAAAGAATTTTTACAAATTGGGATATTACAAATGGAAGTTCTTCTGTAGTAACTAATATTTTTAATGAACCTTTTACGTCTAGCGTTATAAATAAAGTTGTTGCAGATCAAAATCCTGAGTTTACAGATTTGCTTTGTGTTGGTCCAGATCTTTTTAATTTTAAATCACTTGATATAAATCTTGGAACTTTTTCAGTTTCTGCTTATATAAATTCTTTAACTCCATATATAACTGGAATAGACATTGGCTATGAATATTATGATTCAACAACAGGTACAAAAATTCAAAATTTTAAACATTATGATACAACTATTTATGATAAATGGTTATTTGTTTCTGAAACATTTCATACACCAATAGACAATCAAACAATGAGACCAATTATAAAAATTCATTATTTTAATAATCCAGAAAATGAAGATGAATATTCTTTTTTAGTTAATGGAATTTCTGTTGGACAGTGGTCAGAAGAATTTCAGGCATTTTCTTTAGGTGTTTTTCCATCAGAAATTTTAGAAAATATTAATTTAAATAGTTTTTATGGGATTGAAGCAAAAGCATATGGACTTCAAAATAATTCTGGATATTATTTATCAAATAAAAATTATTTATGTGCAAAAAATTCTGGAGTTCCAATGGTATATGGAGCAGCAAATACAACAATAATCACTTCTAATAATAATGAATATCCATCTTTGATTATTCCTGGTCAAGGTTTTTTAAATGAAATTGGTAAATTTAAAGATTATACATTTGAAATGTGGTTAAAATTAGATTCCCCTTCAACAGATTTAAAAAGAATTTTTGGTCCGATATCTTCAACAGATGGATTATATGCAAATAGAGAATTTTTAATGTTAAAAATTGGAAATAGTTTTAAATCTTTTTATGTTGGTGAATGGTCAAGACCAATGCTTATTCATATTAGATTAAATAAAGATAGTGCTAGTCTTTTATTAAATGGTGAAGAGGTAATATCTTTAAGTTTTGTTTCTTCAGAAATAGAATTTCCAAAAAATTTTACTTTAGGAAAAAATAATGATTGGCTTGGATTTTACTCGTATGATGATATGAGTCATATAGAAATAGACTGTGTTGGAATTTATCCATATAAAGTTCCAGTTATAGTTGCAAAAAAAAGATTTATATATGGTCAAGGTGTAGAAATTCCAGAAAATATTAATAGAGCATTTAGTGGAAGTTCTGTTTTTATAGATTATCCATTTTCAAAATATTCAAATAATTACAATTATCCAGATATTGGAAAGTGGTCTAAAGGCATTTTAAATAATTTAGATATTGAAAATAACTCTATTGTTCTTCCAAAACATAAACTTCCAACTTTTGTTTCAAATACTAAAAGTATTAATAATTTTTATTTAGACAATAAAATAAGACAAGACGAGTTTGAAAAATTTTTTATGTTTAAGCCAAATAGTTCTTGGGTAAATGCTGAATCTTATTTAATTTTTGACAATATAGATCAAGTAAATCTTAATACAAAAAGTATTCATGGAATTTTTAAATATACTAGAAAAAGATCAATTACTCAAACTCTTATGAGAATAGAAGATCAATTGACTGGAGATTACATTTCACTAGATTTAATTAATGACATTGTTTATTATAGAGTAAAGTTAAATAATCAAAGTGTTCCAGAAGAATTATATCAAACTGATTCAATTGGTGTTGGAAATAAGTTTTCTGTTGGTTTAAATCTTTTAGATTTTTCAAATTATTTTGGTGGTAATGTTGCAAAAATTCTTGGAAATAGATCTTCGCTTAAAGTTTATGTAGGTGGAACAAAAGATTTTAATAATACTTTTCGTGGAAAAACATATTCTATTGACTTTAACAATGATTTTAATTTTAATAAAATTTCTTATCTTTTTGATGAAAGAGGTTTGCCAAAAGAATATGCAAATGTTTTTAATCAGTATAATACTCCTATTGACTATGATGCAGGAGATTCATATTTTGGAACCTACACTACAGATGGTGGAACAACACAGGACACAGCAGATAAAGAATTTTGGGATTATGTTTTAGATGGAGGAGACCCATATTCGTTTTCTATTGATAGGTTATCAATGCATAGGTCTAGTTATGCATTAATTCCATCAATTACATTCGATAACTTTGAACTTGACATAAATATTAGCAGTTCATGGGAAGATAATTTACCATTAACATATTTTGCAAAATATGCAAAAAACTCTAAAGGAAAAAGTTCATATACTTTAGATTTTTTACAGTTTAACATTAATTATCCAGCACCAGATAAATATTTAGAAACTGCAACTTATTCAAATTGGAAATATAATGATTTAAAATTAAAATATGAAAATCCAATTCAAAGAACTTATGAATCTTTGGATAATCATCTTTTTACTGGATATAATAACTATTCTGATCTAGCATTAAATGCAACAAAAGTTTATAATTTTGATACTTCTAAATCCCTTTTAAAAACATATATTACTTTTCAATATACAAAAAATGGTGCAAATTCTAGTGTTAATTCTTTTCTTTATACAGTAAAGCCACAGTTAGATGGTACAGTTGTTCCAGGATCATACCAGGTTGCACTTGATGGAATTAATACAGTGTATGATAGTTTTATAAATACAAAATATGAAATTGTTGATAATACAATTATTTATCCACCAAATGGAATTGATTTTAATGATTTATCTATTGTTGTTCATTTTGAAATTAATGTTGATAAAATATCTAAAAATCCAATTTTTATTAGATCTTTACAACTTGCTTCTCAATCTTTTAATTCTATTAAAAATGAAATTGGAACTAGATTTGGAAACCCAATGTATCCTTATACAAAACATGGTATTTACTATGACTATAAAACTAAAAATCCTTTTTCAATTTATAAAGGAAGTACACCATATCTTTATTTAACAAGAAAAAGTGGAATTCAAGTTCGTGGCAAATATGATCCACTAATCAATAGAGGTATTTCTATTCCTATTAATAATAATATTTCTAGTGATTATAAAGTTATGGCTATGCAAATTGCAATTAGATATGATCAAGAATTTTTTCCATATTCACCAACACAAATATTTGAAATTGAAAGTAAATCTGGTTTGATTAAATTTTTTATGGTTGCTGATAGTCCAAACGGTAAAAGAGCAAAGATTTATGCAATTAATGCAAATACTGGAAAATTAGAAAATAATATTGGATTTTATTTAAATGGAAATATTGTAAGCAATCCTGTTATTACAATAAAACAATGGTCATTCCTTGGAATATCTTTTTCAAATTTATTAAACTTTGATAGTTTTGTCGGTGCATTTAGAATAACTGGCCCACTTCTTGTTAATTTAGTTTCAAATTATCAATCTACAAACCTAAAAGAAGTTCAAAATGTTACAAAAAGACCATGGTTTAAAGTTAAAAAAAGCAACTCTTTAGATATTGAGTGGAATTTTTGGTATCCTGCATACAAGTGGGATGGAGTTTTAGTACTTTCTTCTAGATCATATTATGGTGCAGATCCCTCAGATATCTATAAATCTTATGCTGGAACTAATAAAATTATTGTAGATGATTATAGTTTAAATGATATTGCTCCAAAAATTTTATCGTTTAAAGACTATCAATACAATATATATACAGATATTTTATGGAAAACAATTGTTCAAAATGCAGTATAATATGGTATACTTGTGGTTATGAACTTGGAAAATAAAAAGAAAAACGGTAAGGCATTGCCCAAAATGAAAGGGCAAGTTGGCGAATCACGTGCAAAAATTATTGAAAAGCATTATGATTGGGGTCTTTATGTTTATAAAAAATCCGATGGTAGATGGTTTACAGATGGTAATGGATCAGTTTTAAATATAGAGTCGATGAAGGGTGACATACTTCAAATTGCAAAATTAAAAGAAGCAGCAAAATATTATGGAGATGAAGGAGATGGGGACTGTATTTTTGTTCCAGGATTAACAAGAATTTCTGAAGAAGAATATTCCGAACAAAAACAAAGACTTGCTGAAGGGCTTATTCCATCAATGAATGATCTTGGTGCTTGGAAGGCTGCACAAGATACAGTTAATAAATATGGAAGTGATGATTAATGTCAGAAGATAATGAATATATTGTTCGTGCATCAATGGATAACTTTCCACAAGAAGCAGACGTTTTTAAAGAACAAGATCCATTTAATAAAACTTGGGATGAATTAAAAACTTTATCTGGTTTGGATAATAATTTTAAAAGACGTGCTGCAAGAATTGCAAAAGGTGAAGCAACTCAACAATATATGGATACTGCACTTGCTGTAAGAACTGGTAAAGATGGTGCAAGATCAAAAGAAATTAATCCAGGAACCATATATAGAAATGGTTATGGACTTTTTGATGTAATTACTCCACCTTGGAATCTTTATGAACTTGCAAGTTTTTATGACACATCATTTGCAAACCATGCAGCAATTGATGCAAAGGTAGAAAACATTGTTGGTTTAGGATATGATTTTGAAATTTCTCCACGTACAATGTTAAAAATTGAAGCAGCACAAGGAAAAACTGCAGAAAATGCTCGTAAAAGAATTGAACGTGCAAAGGTTGAATTAACTGACTGGCTTGAAAGTCTTAATCAAGAAGATTCGTTTACTACTATAATGGAAAAAGTTTATACTGATGTTCAAGCAACAGGTAATGGATATATTGAAGTTGGTAGAACAGTAAAAGGACAGATTGGATATATTGGTCATATACCATCAGTAACAATGAGAGTTCGTAGATTACGTGATGGATTTGTACAAGTTATTGGAAACAAAGTTGTTTATTTTAGAAATTTTGGAGCAACAAATCCAAATCCAGTTACAGGAGATTCTCGCCCAAATGAAATTATTCATTTTAGAGAATATTCACCATTAAATACTTTTTATGGAGTGCCAGATATTATTTCTGCAATTACAGCACTTCAGGGAGACATGCTTGCTTCACAGTATAATATAGATTATTTCAGCAATAAGGCAGTACCAAGATATGTTGTAACTTTAAAGGGTGCAAAACTTTCTGGAGAAGCAGAAGATAAAATGTTTAGATTTTTGCAAACTGGAATGAAAGGTCAAAATCATAGAACTCTTTATATACCTCTTCCAGGAGATTCTGATACCAATAAAGTTGAATTTAAAATGGAGCCAATCGAAAATGGTGTTCAAGAGGGATCTTTTGAAAAATATCGTAAACAAAATCGTGATGATATTTTAGTAGCACATCAAGTACCCCTTTCAAAACTTGGTGGGTCTGATTCTTCAGCAATTGCAGCAGCACTTGCACAAGATAGAACTTTTAAAGAACAGGTTGCACGTCCAGCACAAAGAGAACTTGAAAAACCAATTAATAAGATTATTCGTGAACAAACAGATATATTACAATTTAAGTTTAATGAACTTACACTTACGGATGAAATTGCACAATCACAGATTCTTGAACGATATGTTAAAAATCAAATCATGCTTCCAAATGAAGCAAGAACAATTTTGCGTATGCCACAGCGTGATGGTGGAGATCAACCATTAGATTTAAAGCCACAACAAGCAGCAGATGCAAATACCACAAGGGCAAGAGATGGTCAAAGAACTAATAACCAATCTGATGGATCAGCAACAGTTGCTGGTAGAAATCCAAAGGGTGAGGGTAGAAAATTTGATGACATGTCTCAATTGTCCGAATAGTAAGATATTGTTAAAAAGGGCATTATAATATAATGGTGATTAATATAACTAAAGCCCATTGGAATTCAGATGGGGAAAATCTTCGTTTTTCAATGCCCTTTGCAAAAGTCGATAAAGAAAGACGCATAGTGTCAGGATTTGCATCTTTAGATAATATTGATAAACAAGATGATATTGTAACTGCAGAAGCATCAATGGATGCATTTGCAAGATTTCGTGGAAATATTCGTGAAATGCATCAGCCACTTGCAGTGGGTAAAATGGTTTCATTTAAAGAAGATAAGTATTTTGATCCAGAATCAAAAAAGTTTTATAATGGAGTTTTTGTTTCTGCATATGTTTCAAAAGGTGCACAAGATACTTGGGAAAAAGTTCTTGATGGAACATTAACTGGTTTTTCTATTGGCGGTAAGATGAATAAATGGGACGATGCTTATGATGAAAAATCAGATAAAGCAATTAGAGTTATTAAGCAATATGATCTTGTTGAGTTGAGTCTTGTAGATTCCCCAGCAAATCAATTTGCAAATATTGTTTCTGTTGAAAAAGTTGATGGAGTAGATATAATTAAGGCAGATGAAACAATTTTAGAGAACGTGTTTTATGATAAAGAAGCAGGACTTGTGATGGTTTCAGAAAATGAATCAGAGGTAAACCCATTAACAGGTTCAGAAATGCAAAATATAGGTTTCGTTGAAAAAACGGATAAAGAAAAGACAGATATGATAAAGTTCTTAGTTGATAGTGCTAAAGGCATTAATACTTCTAAGATTAACAAGGAGGCAAATCCTATGAAAGAAACAACAAATGAAATAGTAGAAGAAATCGTCGAGAAGTCTGATGCTACAGTTGTAGAAGCACAGGTCGCACCCGAGGCTATTGTCGAACAATCTGCAGATGCTGAAAAGGCTATGAAGCCAGCAGCAGATGAAGAATCAGAAGATGCTAAAAAGGCTATGAAGCCAGCAGCAGATGAAGAAGAATCAGCAGCAGAAGCAGCATCAGAAACTCAAGCAGATGAAGATGCAGAAGCAGCAAAAGACAAAGCAAAGAAGTCAGATGAAATTATTGCAGCGGTTGCAACAATTAATGACAATCTTACAACAGCCTTTAGCGATCTACTATCAACAGTCAAATCATTGCAGGCAGAAGTAGAAATGCTTAAGTCTTCAAAGGTAGATGTTGAAACAGTACGATCTTCATTCGAAGAAGTTGCAAAAGATATTGCAACTGCAAAGGGTGAAGTTAATGAATTTGGAAAACGTGTAGACGCAGTAGAAGCAGACACCGCATTCCGAAAGTCTGGTGATCTCGGAGAGATTATCCAGGATCAACCTGAAATGGTTGAAAAATCCCTATGGGGCGGACGTTTCCTCAAAACAGCCGATCTATTTAATTAGAAATCACTTGGAGGTGAACAAATATGTCAGAAGAAATTAAGAAGAACCAGCCAGGTACCACAGGTACAGGACACGTAGGCGGAACAGCACCAGGACTCTATCAGGGTCAAGGAGCATTCGCTTCAGGTTCAGATGCAGCCAACAATGTTCCAGGTAACTACACTACAGGTGGAGTATTGGGAAATATCCCAGTAGCAAACCTTGGACAGACAGATGGCCCAAACGCAGTAAATCCCTCAGGTGACGCTGGAAGCGGAATCCTTCGCCCTGAACAAGCACGTCAGTTTATAGACTACGTGTGGGATGCAACAGTACTTGCTCAAGATGGACGTAGAGTCACAATGAGAGCAAACACAATGGAACTCGAAAAGGTAAATGTTGGAGAGCGTGTAATTCGTTCAGCAACACAAGCCATCGGAGATTACACAAACGCAGGAGCAACTTTCTCAAAGGTTGAATTGACTACAAAGAAGATTCGTCTTGACTGGGAAGTAACTGCAGAAGCACTAGAAGATAACATCGAAGGTGCAGCACTTGAAGATCACATCGTTCGTCTTATGACAAACGCATTCGGTAACGATATTGAAGATCTTGCAATTAATGGTGATGGATCAACAGGAGCATTCTTGTCAATCATGGACGGATTCGTACATCGTGCGAAGAACGGTGATGCACATGAGTCTGTTGTAACTGTTTCTAATGGAGGATG